CGGCTGATGGTGAAGTCGAGGGGCGCGGTTATGAGGCTGGCGGCATTGTCCTGACTGGCATTGCCTCTGGCTTTTCTGGCAATGCGGCGATCATCAACTTTGACCAGCCAGAATGGCGACAAGCCACCTTCGAAGCGGCTGGTGCGCTGGTTTATAACGCCAGCAAGGACAATAGGGCCGTTGCGGCCCTAAGCTTTGGTGGCAATGTCGTTTGCAGAAATGGACGCTTTGCTGTAAACATGCCGAGTGACGGCAATGGACTTATAAGGATCAGGTAATGGCCAACGCAATTTATCCGCTTTACAAGCAAGCCCTGCTTGATGGTGCTGCGAACACCGATATTAATGATTTGACCGTCAAGGTGGCCTTGGTCGATACCGGTACTTACACTTATTCGGGCGCGCATGAATTTCTGACTTCGCTTACCGGCGTTGTGGGAACGGCGCAGACCATCGCCAACACAACCGTCGCCAACGGCTTGTTTGACGGCGATAACGTGACTTATAGCGGCGTTACAGGAAATTCTGCTGAAGCTTTGGTTATCTATATTGACACCACGGTGGCTGCTACTTCGCGTCTTGTTGCGTTCATTGATACCGGCGTTACCGGCCTGCCAGTCACACCGAATGGTGGTGACATTACAATCACTTGGAACGTATCTGGTATCTTCCAACTTTAAGGTGATATATGGCTCATATTAGCGCCGACCGCGTTCAGGAGACAACCACGACCACCGGAACCGGCGCTATCACTCTTGCTGGTGCTGGAACGGGCTTCCGCACTTTCGCCAGCGTCATGGCGGCGAGTGATACGTGCTATTACACGATTTCAGGCGGCTCCGAGTGGGAGGTAGGCCTTGGTACGTTTAACACCACGCTGACACGCACAACTGTTTACGCATCGAGCAACGCAGGCTCTCTAGTTAACTTTAGCGCGGGTTCGAAGAATGTTTTCCTCACTGCGCCTGCAAGAGGTGTGGTTGAGTTTGAGCCAAACAATTCAATAAACATGCCAGTTGTCGCGGCAGAACCTTCGGCTCCTGCTGCGGGCAATATGCTTTTTTATTCGCGCAGCGTTGCCGGTCGATTGCTTCCCAAAATCATGGGGCCTGCTGGGATTGATACAATCCTACAAGTTGGCTTGTCTGGCAATTCTGTTTTTATGCTTGCGCCACAGAGCGGAACTACCGCACCGTTGGTGTGGGGTGGGTCGCTAACCACCGCCGCAACCATGTCTGTGCAGCAGACCATCGCTTCGGCTAACCCTTGGCAGGCAACATGGCGTAAACGTTTCCAGACCAGCACAAGCTCTGGCACGGTTACAGGCTGTAGAACAGCCTATACGCAATGGTTCCGAGCCAACGCAGCAGGCTTTGGAGGGTTCTTTTTCCGCGCCCAGTTCGGTCAGAATATCAATCTCAACGGCGCGCAGTATTTCGTGGGTCTTTGTGCCTCTACAGGCGCGTTAGGCACAGGCGCTGGTGCCGTTTCTGCATTGGTCAATATGATTGGCGTCGGGTATGACACTACTGACGCTAGTTCGGGCAACTGGCAGTTTTATAGGAATGACGGCACTGGAACGGCCACAAAGGTCGATCTTGGTGCAACCAACGCGGCCCGCAACACTACTCATGGCTATGACCTGATTATGTTTTGTCCGCCCGGCGCGGCAACGGAAATATTTGTGCGGATCATTAACTTGCACTCTGGCGCAACCGTTTTGGAAACCAGCTATAATACCGATCTTCCGGCTGTGAACACCGGCATGGCCTTTAAGGCAGAATGCAATAACGGCGCGGTTTCGGCTGCGGCCAATATTGAGATTGCTAAGGTCTACATCGAAACGGATTATTAATGCTTGGTTTTGGCGCTCTTTCTCAATTCCCAATTGGGGGTGAGTTCGCGGCTCCTCAAGGCCCGACGAACGTCACGCTGACGCCAAGTCTATTTACCAACAGTCAGACATTTTACTCCGCTACCGTCACCGGAACTGGCGGTACGCAAAGCCTGACCGCGAGTTTATTTACCAACGGCCAGACCTTCTATGGCACGACGGTTGGGAGGCTGAATAGCCTCACTCCAAGCCTGTACACCAATACCCAAACGTTCTTCGCGGCCACTGTAACGGCTACGCGGGCGCTAAGTGCGGGCTTATTTACCAACGGCCAGACTTTTTATGCGCCGACTGTAACGCGGTTAAACAGCCTTTCGGCGAGCCTTTATAGCAACGGCCAGACCTTTTATTCGCCTAGTGCGACCCGATCCAATACTCTTGCCCCGGCTCTGGTCAGCAATAGCCAGACTTTCTATGCGGCCAGTATATCGGCCACCAGAAACCTTGCGGCTGGATTGGTCACTAACGGCCAGACCTTCTATGGCCCAACCGCTAGCAATCTTAATATTATTGCTCCGCCAATGTTTGCGGATAGCGAGTTTATATTCCCACCGACTGTCACAGCGACTGGCGCGGGGCAGACGGTAACCCCGATCCTTTTCGGCAATAACAATAGCTTCTTTGCTCCAGCGGTCACGAATGGCGGCGTTGCGCCGCCAGCGCCGATCACGGCTGGTTCAGTTATTGGTCCACGCCGCCGCCCATTCAGACCAGCGATCCTCTGGGATTTTGATGAGGAAGAAAAGCAGGAAGTCGCGATTGATGGCGAAGCCTATGCTCCTGCCGCCATCTCGACCAGTGGCGTTGGCAGGGTATTTGCAATTGGCGAAGTCAATGCGGAAATTCGTGCGACATCCGCCGAAGCAAGCGGCTGGGTCAGAAGTGTAGAGGCTAAATCAAGCTGGAATGATCCGACTGATGGGGAGCTAATCGCCCTCATTTCTATGGCCTTTTAGTTTCGGTTGACCCCTATGGGCTGCCGTGTTATTTTATTTTAAAATTTTGGGGGTAAACGTGCCTGAAGATACAAACGAAAGCATCGACGTAGAGGCGGTGATTGAGGAGCGGGCAGACCCCGTTACCGTTCATCGCGCTGCTGTTGACATGGATGTCCGAGGCCGCGACGATAAAAAGCGCACCGTTGACATTGCCGTTTCCTCGGAATTGCCGGTTGAGCGCAGCTTCGGCAAGGAAATTCTGGTTCATGAGGGCAATGCCATTGATATGGCGTTTCTTGCCTCTGGCCGTGCGCCACTTCTTCTCGATCACGATATGGAGAAGCAAATTGGCGTAATCGAATCTGTTGAACTTTCTGCTGATCGAAAGCTACGGGCCAGAGTCCGGTTCGGGCGTTCGGCACTCGCGGAGGAAGTTTATCAGGATGTTGTCGATGGTATTCGGGCGAACGTCTCGGTCGGTTACCGCGTCAACAAAATGGAGCGTTCTGCTTCGGGCAAAGATGAATATCTTGTTCGTTCGTGGTCGCCCCTTGAGGTATCCGTCGTTTCGATCCCTGCCGACCCGTCAGTTGGCGTGGGCCGCAGCGCGGCTGCTCTCGAACCCCAACCTAAAGTTGAACCATCCATCAAAAAGGAAGTCAAAATGACTGACGAAGTTAATCTGGATGCGGTTCGGGCCGAAGCTGCTGCTGACGCTGCCCGCAACGTATCTGAAATCCTGTCGCTCGCTGCTCGCCATAACAAGCGCGATCTGGGCGATGCCGCCATCAAGGCTGGCAAGAGCATTGAACAGTTCCGTGGCGAACTGCTCGACGTAATTGGCAACGACAAGCCGCTTGAAAACGACAACATCGGTCTTTCCAAGAAGGAAGTCCGCCAGTTCTCGGTCGTTCGTGCGATTGCCGCACTTGCCAACCCCGGTGACCGCCGCCTGCGCGAAGCTGCTGCATTCGAGTTTGAAGCCTCGGAAGCTGCTGCACAGCGTTATGGCCGCTCGGCTCAGGGTGTCATGGTTCCGACCGACGTTCTTGGCGTGTGGAAACAGCGTGACCTGAACACCTCGGACGATAACGAAATCGTTGCAACCAATCTGCTTGCTAACGAGTTCATCGACGTTCTGCGCAATCAGGCTTCGGTCATGCAGGCTGGCGCTCGTATGCTTCCCGGTCTGGTTGGCAACGTGGCGATCCCGAAGAAGACCGCTGCTTCGACCGGCGCTTGGATCAGCACTGAAGGTGGTGCGGCTTCTGAGTCGGAACCGACCTTCGGCACCGTCAGCCTCGCTCCGAAGAACATCGGTGCATTCACTGACATGACCCGTCAGTTGATCCTCCAGTCAACTCCGGCGATTGAAGCCTTGGTTCGTGATGACCTGACGCAGGCTCTGGCTCTGGCCATTGACAAGGGCGCTCTGGAAGGTACGGGCCTGTCGGGTCAGCCGACCGGCATCCTGAACACCGTTGGCGTCAACAAGCCGACCAGCTTTGCTGCTGCGGTTCCGACCTTTGCTGAAATGGTCGCACTGGAATCGGCTGTTGCCGAAGACAATGCTCTCATGGGCAACCTCGCGTACATTACCGACGCAGCTACCTTCGGTGGTCTCAAGACCAAGACGAAGGATGCTGGTTCGGGCATGTTCGTGATCGAAAACGGTCAGGCCAACGGCTACCGCGTAATTCGTTCGCAGCAGGCAACTGCTGGTAACGTCTACTTCGGTAACTTCTCCGACTGCCTCATCGGCATGTGGGGTGGCCTCGATCTCACGGTCGATCCGTACACCGCATCAACGACCGGCACCGTCCGTATCGTCGCACTCCAGACTGTTGACGTTGCCGTCCGCCATGCGGTCAGCTTCGCCTACAACAACGATGGCGTGTAATTGAATGTTGGGGACTGGGATTTGGAAGTCATCTCGGTCCCCGACTTCTATGGGGAATATTATGCAGTATAAATGTATTCGCGGCGTTGTTACGTCTCAGGGTCCGTTGCAGGCTGGTGATCTTGTAAGCCTTCCTGCCAACGAAGCTGTTGTGCTAGTTGCTGCTGGCAAGCTGGCAATCGTAACTGAAGAAGCCGTTCGCGTTGCAGAGGCTCCGGTGGTTGAACACCGTGATCCCGTAATGCCCAAGCGCGGTCGCCCGCCCCGTGCCGGTTGAGTCACCCGCTGACATACTCGATTTTTTCGAGTTAGATGATTTTGCAGAGGCTGCCACCTACACTCCTGCTGGTGGTAGCGCCTCTACTGTTCAGGGCATTTTTGATGCTCCACAGGCGAGCCGCAACGCTACCGACCTAATGGACATCACGATCCCTGCGCCGCAGTTTGTTTGCCGCACGGTGGATGTTCCAAATGCGGCTGACGGCGATGACATTGTGATCCGCACCGTTGCTTATAAGGTGCGTGTCGTGCTAACAGACGGGACCGGCGTTTCTACGCTATTGCTCGAAAAGGTATGACATGGCCCATGTGCGGCAGCAAATCAGGGACTATGTTGCCACACTTCTAACCGGATTTATCTATGATAGATTCGGGATTGTTTTGCGCGACCGTGCGGGCAATCAATTGACGGACGGGGACAGCATTCTCGGCACCGGCACAATTTACAAGTTCCGGCGTTACTCCCTTGACGAAAGCCAGCTACCGGCGCTGTGCGTTTACACGACATCAGACATTACCAATCTGGCGACCATCGGCGAGCGTAAACTAGAGCATAGCCTTGAGTTGCGGGTTGACATTATTAACAAAGGCTCAAGCCTCAACATATTTGAGAACATCGAGCAGTTCGCAGCCGATCTGGCTCAGGTGGTTGGCGAAGACTATGACTTTGGCGGGCTTGCCAAAAGCTGCGTTCTGACCAGTTCAGATTTTGCCGTTCAGACCACTGGCGAGAAAGCAGTAGGCACAGGCAAGCTGATATTTGATGTCCGCTACATGACCGCCATAGGCAATAGTCAGGTTTCTGTATAATGTCTCATATCAATAACCAAATCCGCGACCATATTGCCACAGTCATTGGCGCTCTGCCGTTCTTCTCTGGCAGGGTGTATAAGATGCGATCCTACGCTCTGGACGATGGTAAATTGCCAGCAGCTGTTGTTTACACCAATCGCCTTGACACCAGCCTTGCCACAATCGGGTTCAAGACGCTTCTGGGTTCGCTTGGTGTGGTTATTGAAATCCATATCAAGTCATCAAGCAGCACAATCGTAAACGCCATCGACGATGCCTGCGTTTTGATCGAGGACGCTCTTGGGAGCGACTTCACTCTTGGCGGCTTGGCGAAAAGCTGTATCTTGCGCGAAAGCAATGTTGACATAAGCGTTGAAGGTGAAAACCCAGTTGCGTCTGCGCGATTGTCTTATGCCGTCGAATATGTTAGTGTCATTTCTGATTTGGAGACGCCGCGATGAAGATGGTCAAGGTTTATAACGCCAACGGCGACGAAATTCTGGCTTGCCATGTCGATCTGGATTATTATGCCAGCATCGGCTGGAAGCCGCACGAAGAGAAACCCAAGGCAAAGGCTAAGGCGAAAGAGGAGTCTGAATAATGGCGACCCATACTGGTTCGGAAGGCACCGTTCGGGTTGGTGCCAATGCTATCGCGGAAATCCGCTCTTATTCTGTTGAAGAGACTTCGGACACTGCCGAAGATACTTCGATGGGCGATTCTTATCGCACGTTCAAAACGACCCTGAAGGCATGGTCCGGTAGCGTTGATGTGTTCTGGGATGAGACCGACACCAACGGTCAGATCGCTCTCGCCCCCGGCTCAGAGGTCACGGTTAACTTCTATCCTGAAGGTGCCTCTGCTGGCGTCTCGGAGCGTTACTACACCGGATCGGCAATCGTTACGGGTAAAACCGTTACCGCCAGCTTTGATGGCATGGTGGAGTCCACAATCACGCTTCAGGGCAACGGTGCCTTGACGTTCGCAACCTTGGCTTGAGGATATAGGGAATGGCTACTCACACTGGTTCAGAAGGCACTGTCCGCGTTGGCGCGTCCAACAGTGTTCTCGAAATTCGTTCTTACTCGGTTGAGGAAACTTCCGACACCGCAGAAGACACCTCGATGGGTGATGCCTATCGCACCTTCAAGACCACGCTAAAGGCTTGGAGCGGCTCGGTAGACGTATTTTGGGACGAAGCTGACACGACTGGTCAGGGCGCTCTTGTGGTTGGCTCTGAGGTTGCTGTTCGCTTTATGCCCGAAGGAACGACGGCTGGTGATGTCTATCTGACCGGCAACGCCATTGTTACCGGCAAGACTGTCACTGCCAGCTTCGACGGCATGGTGGAATCAACGATCACTATTCAAGGGACTGGTGCGCTGACCTCTGCTACTGTCTAATTTTAAGAAAGGAAATATATGAGCATTGCAAAGCGTATTTCAGAGCGTACCTCGCACAAACGTCATGTCGAGGTTCCTGAGTGGGGTGAGGCGGGTTCGCCTGAAAAGGTCTATTATGGGCCGCTTCTTGCTGGCGAACTTAATCGCATTCAGCGCAAGCACCCCAATTTTCTGAGTTCAGCCTCATTCGAGGCGATGGTCGATCTGATCGTTCTGAAAGCAGAAAACGGACAGGGTGAGAAGTTGTTCACGCTTGAGGACAAGGCAGTCCTTATGCGCGAAGAGGTGGCGGTGATCTCGACCGTGGCGGCTGCTCTGATGAGCGGCACTTCGGCGGAAGATGCTGAAAAAAACTAATAGACGATCCGCTAAGGTACAACCTCATCACCTTGGCGGATCGACTTGGCAAAACCATTGCGGAGATTGAACAAATCTCCATAGACGAGTATAACGAGTGGCTCGCTTATTTTAAGCTGAACGAGGAAAGGCAAAAGCGTGGCACAAGAAAGAATTGAGTATCTATTTGCTGCTCAGGTTCAGGGCCAGCGAGAGATGCAGCAACTCGTTGCCTCCGTCGATAAATTACGCCAAGAGGTCGAGGCACTTAAAACTGCAAACGGTGGGCTTGCCGCTTCTACCGAGACCGTAATTCGTAATGGTAAGCGTTATAATACTTTGGCGGATGCGCAAGCTAAAGAGTTGCGCCGTCAACGTCAGGGCACTCAACAGCTTGGGATGCAGTTTAACGACTTGGCCACATCGATCTCGACTGGCGCTAGTCCGATCCAAGCATTTAACCAGCAACTTGGCCAAATCGGTTTTGCTTTGTCGGAGATGGGCGGCAAAGCTGGGGCATTTGGCGCATTTTTGGCTGGGCCTTGGGGCGCTCTTATCACCTTGGGGACAATGGCCTTAACGCCCCTTATCATGAGTTTTTTTGAAACTGGTGAGGCCTCAAAGAAATTAACCGACGCTCTTAAGGCAGATAGAGCGGCTACAGTAAACCTGTTAGAGGCGAAGGCCCAGCTTGACGAAGCCTTGGGTCGTAATACTAAAAATGCTGAAATGGCTAAAAGGGCAGCGGTTGACTCTGCCTTAGCAAATCTGGAAGCGGCGGCTACCGACGTTAAGGCGTCTCAAATTCGTGTTAAAGCCGCATTGCTCGAAAGAAGCTCGATTGAAAATTTGAGGGGGGTAAGCCCCGGCTTTTCTTTGGGCGCAAAGATAGCTGATTTGTTTGGCTTTGGAGACGTAAAAAAGGCAACTAAAGACGCTGATGAATTAACCACCGTCTTGAAGGAAACCACTGCGTCCGTTTATGAGGCTCGCGCCAATTTGGCTAAGTTTTTAGCGGGAGACAAAGAGAAGCCGCGAAAAGAGCCAAAGACTTCAGAAATCGATAAAGTGCGTCAAGCACAAGAAAAAATTATCGCAGAATTTGAGGCCGGAAAGCTGACTTATGCCGAGTTTGAAACTCAGCTAACCGCTGTAACTGACGCATATAAAGAAGCCAGAAATCCTGCTGAAGAGTTTCTTAGCAAATTTAAGGAAGCAGATCAGGCAGCTAAAAAGTTTGATGACGCGGCGGTTAATCTTGCAAATAAATCCTTGCCAGATTGGCTGATTGCACTTCGCTCGATAAACGCTGAATATAAATTTTTGGCGGATAACAATCGCGAAACGACGAAAAGAATGAGCGATCTTGGGCAAATGGCCACGGCGACAGCCGCTGGTCCGCTTGAAGCTATGCTTGAAAAATATGAGAAAATGAATGCTGGCCTTTCCCCTGTCCAAGAGGATATGGCGGCGCTTGCTCATATTATGAATATACTCTCGGAAGAGGGTAGCGCGGCTGGCGTAAACCTTGAATATATTGCTATGCTTTACAAGCGTATTCGCGAGGAAATGGATAAGGCCGAGGTTACTAAAAAGAATGCCGAGATAAAATCATCCTTCGAATCCATCGGCAACGCCGTCTCGGACGCCTTTAAGGGAATGCTAACCGGTGCAGCATCCTTCAAGGACGGGATGAAAAGCATCATTAATAGCGTCATTGACGAACTGTGGAAGCTATACGTGGTCAAGCAGATTGTTGGCTTCTTTACCGATACAGTCATGCCCGCGATTGGAATTAAATTACCCAAATTCGCAAACGGAACCATGAACGCACCCGGCGGCTTGGCGCTTGTCGGTGAACGTGGTCCTGAGTTGGTTAATCTTCCTAAAGGCAGTCAGGTCATCCCCAACCACAAGATGAAAGGTGGTATTGGAGGCGGCATCAATATCACTGTAGACGCTCGCGGTTCCTCTGATCCTGCGGCTGTTCGCGCACAGGTGCAGCAGGGCATCCTTGAGGCTGCGCCTGCAATCATCGCTGCGGCAGAGGCCCGTACAACTAGAGGCCTGCGCCGTCCGCGCCTTGCTGGGGTTATGCAATAATGGCTACTATAACTTTGCCTTCGACGCCTAAGCCGCAAAGCATGTCTTGGCGCTTTGTTATGCCAAGCCAGACCAACGTGTCTAGCTGGACGGGCAAGCGTCAAACCATCGCCTCTGGCCGTGGCTGGTGGGAATGCCAGATCACGCTCCCGCCCATTGTTGGCACCAGCCTTATCAATCCTTGGCGCTCATTCATTGCGCAGGCGCGTGGCCGGACCAATGATTTTCAAATTCCGGTCGATCCTACGGCGCAGTCAGCTTCCGGTGCGACTGCACTTGTCAACGGCGCTGGGCAGACTGGTCGAAGCCTTGCAACGGACGGATGGCCTGCATCGACCACGGTGCTTCAGGCTGGGCAGTTTGTCACGATCAATAATCAGTTGCTGCAACTTACGGCCAATGTCACGTCTAACGGCTCTGGGCAGGCAACGATTAGCTTCGAGCCGCTGATTAGGGTTGCCCCCAGTGACAATGCTGTAATTGAGTTTCGCAATCCGTTTTGCTTGATGTATATGGTGGAGGAACCGACACTTTCAGTCGAGGCAGGCTATGTGTATAGCCTCTCGCTGAATCTACGGGAGTCCTTCTGATGCTTGATCCGACGACTCAGGCTGCACTGGAAGCGCCGATTGTTCCTTGGCGTGTTCTTCTATATGCTGATTTCGACGGTGACGTTTTTCGCGGCACCAGCGGGATTTATGATAAAGTAGTTTCTGGTTCTGGCGATTCGGAGTTGGACGGGACATACGAAAGCTACGACCACAATCTCATTCAGGTTTCCTCTGTTCAGCATAATGAAACTGGCTCTGATACCGTTTCGATTTCACTTGGCGGGCTGATTGTCAACCTCGACTTTTTACAAGAACGAGATGGCGATTTTGTAACTGACCGCGAAGGCGATTTAATTCGGATGCGGTCTTCTGACTTCCTCAACATGATCGGCGATAAGACACGGTGGCAGGGCAGAATTGCTCGCTTGTGGCATTATTGCGTTGATGAGAATGAGAACCAAGTAGGGTCAATTGTTCCTTATTATACCGGCTACATGAATGAGGTGACTATATCTGGTGCTCCTGACAGTCAGGTTGTTACACTTACGATTGAGAACTATCTCATCAGCTTGACCGGTGCTCAGAATAAGACGCTTCTTATGCAAAACATTTATGATCCCGGCGATCTCAGTGGTGAAGCGGCCATCTCCGCAGCTAACGGCATTCAGGGAAGCGGTCTGTCAGACGCATCCTTCGGCTGGCGTGGCGGTGCTTATGGCGGCGGTATGGATACGCTTATGCAGGACAGCAAATAATGCGGGTAACGATCTGGGAAGAAGCTTTGTCTGACTATATCGCCAGCAAGCGCGATGAGCCTTTTCAATATGGCGTCAATGACTGCTGCATGTTCGCTGCGGGGGCTGTTGAGGTCATGACGGGTGTTGACCCCATGCAGGAGTTCAAAGGCTCCTACAGCGATCTACGGGGCAGCATTAAGGCATTGAAGGAGATCGGTGAGGGCGATCTTGAAACCACCCTCGACAGCAAGTTTGACGAAATACCTATTAGCCATGCACAAAGAGGCGATCTTGCTTTCTTCGATCAGAGTGTTGGTGTAGTAATGGGTGGCTTCGCATATTTCGTCTCTGACGATGGGCTGGAGCGCGTTCCCCGCGAAATGTGGGATAAGTGCTGGAGCGTTGAGCGTGGGTAAGATTGCAAAGAGCATTGCCATTGCCGCAGTTTTGGTTGGGGTTTCACTTATCCCCGGCATTGGACCAGCCTTGGCAACAACTCTTAGAGTTGCAGCGTTTACTACTGTTCTTAGCGGGGCTTCTCAACAGCTTTTTGGCCCTAAAGCGCCAAGGACACAATCAAGCCGCCTAAACGTCAGCCTCGATCCTATTACGCCGCGCAAGTCGGTTTTTGGCACGACTGCCATGAACTTGGACCTTCGCTACCACGAAAGCAGCGGCACCGATCAGGAATTTATTGATTATATTATTGCCGTCGCGGCTCATAAAGTTGCGTCGATTGATGAGATTTGGTTCGAAGAAAAGCAGGCTTGGACTGCCACTGGTGGCGTGACCGCAACCTATACCGGCTATCTGACTGTAACGACCCGCACCGAAGGGACCGCTGGCAATACCATCGCCATTAATGGTGGCGCAAAATGGGGTTCATCGCGTCGGCTCACTGGCTGCGCTTATTTGCATATTCGGATCAAGCGTACTGGCAACACCAAGAAGGCTGAAAGCCCGCTTGTAAATGGCCTGCCTAGCCGTGTGACGATCATTGGCAATGGTGCGCTCCTCTATGACCCCCGCAAGGACAGCACAGTTGCTGGCGGCTCTGGAAGCCATCGCTCTAACGATCAGACCACTTGGGGCGTTTACACCGACGCAGACGATTGCGACAATCCGGCGCTCCAGCTTCTCTGGTGGCTTCTGGGTTGGAAGATCAATGGCAAACTGTCTGTTGGCTGTGGCGTACCGGCGAACCGGCTGGACATGGCTTCCTTCATCACTGCGGCCAATATCTGCGACGAAAGTGTGATCCTTGCCACTGGCGGGACGCAAAAGCGTTATCGCACTTCAGGCACGGCTTCAGACGCCGACAGCCGCATGGACATTATTAATACCTTCCTCATGTCCATGAACGGTACGCTCCGCGACAATTCCGGCAAGTTGACGCTGACGGTCATGAAGAATGACCTTGGTGAATATGTGCTTGATTTGGACGAAGCCGACATGCTTGGCGAGTTTGATTGGCAGCAAACTCGCGGCCTGACAGAAAACTATAATGTGGCCCGTGGCCGCTATGTCGATCCGTCTTACACCAGCCTTTATCAGATGGTGGACTATCCTGAAGTTGGCTTCACCTCTTCGGACGGCATCGAACGCGCCACCACCATCGATCTGGCCTATGTCGAGGATGGTCGGCGAGCGCAGCGGATCGCCAAGCAAATTCTTCAGCGCAACCAGTATCGCGGCATGTTCAGCGCCACCTTTAATGCTAAGGCGCTTGGTTGTCAGGTTGGCGACGTTGTGCGTCTCAGCATTGAGGCCCTT